CTCTATTCGAAAATTTGAATTATTTAAGTTGGTAAGTACATTCAAAGATCCGTCAGAGTATGGTGCCATCGCATGACTTTTGGTATTTCTAGCATTCTGTACATCTGATAAAGCATTTCTTTCCTCTGTACCTTCTGGAGAAGCAAATGATCTGAACCATTTATGTATATTTCTCCATGCCAGCATTTCTTCATCTAAGAGAAAACTTATGGTTAAATTATTATAACTTATTTTATTACCAGCAACAAAATAATCTAGACCAGGAGAACTTACTGGTATTTGATATCCGGTTATACCTGGAATATTAACTGACTGTAAGAAATATTGTGTGTCTGGTATTCTACTAAAACTCATCAAGAATTTTGTAGGTTGTAGTAGATTAGTGTTCTCTGGGTTTCTATTTAAAACTGTCATGCGAATCTCCTTTGCAGGTATTTAGGAGCAAAAAAAAGACCACCCGAAGGTGGTCTTTAAATGCCATTCTTGTCGATGGCTTTTTAAATCTCTTACATGAGATTTTTTACGCCAAATAAACGATAGTAAACGTTTGTCTGAGCAGTTAACGCACCGTTACCGGCTGTTGGTCCTTGTGCAAATGGGTTTGCAACCATACCGTAACGAGTCTTGAATCCAATCTTTGGTTGGAATGTAAACTGGTCAACAGCACGAACCATTTGGAGAGGTACGTATGGGCAATAGAACAGACCAGCGTCATAAGGAGAAGTACCCTTATATCCGATAGTTACTAATTCTTGATTGCTTGTATATCCACCAAAGTATGGATCGATGTACACTTTGATACGACCATGTAACAGACCAGCAAATGTATTGCCGGTGTCATCTACTTGCAAGTCAGCTTGTAATGCAGGTGTATATTGTAAAACACCAGCCATTGCCATTGCGGATGCAACGTCTGAAGAAACGATCAGAACGTTACCTTTACCACGACGGGTTTGCTTAGCGATTACATTTGCATCACGTTCGATTTGGAAAATCAAACCTTTGAAACGTTCAACTGACCAACGGCCATTTGAATCTGTGTCTAAGTCGAAATAACCAGCAGTTGTTGTACCATACTGAGCACCAGGAACAGCGCAAGTATAGATTGTACGGATAACTTCACGGTTGATCTCAGCAAGAATCTCTGTTGACAGAATGTTGCTCAATTCTGTTTCAGCGTCAAGACCATGAATTGCTTTCAAGTCTTGTGCGAGTTCTAATGAGTATTCAGCCTTCAAAGCACGTGATTGAGCAGTTACAGTAACTTTCTCAATGCTGAATGCCATTTGTTGGAATACGTTAGCACCTGTACCGTAGTCAGCAGCACCTAAGAACTGTGCGTTAACTGTTGGGATACCGATACCAGAAGTTGTTGTACCTGCTTGGAAGTTATTAGCAGTGTCAGTAGCAGTGGTGCCTTGGAAACCGTATGGGTTTGCAGCAGAACCAGTACCAGAGAACATTGTGTTCGCTTCGTTATAGAATGCTTCTGAACCTGTTTGGTTGTTATAACGAGCACGCATTGCAAAGATCAGGCCTGTTGGACCAGTCATTGGCTGAACACCAGCTACGTCATAAGCGATCAAGTTAGGTAATGCACGGCGTACTAAAGAGATCAAGATTGGGTCAAAGTTCTGAACACCACCTGTAACGTTAGTTGGACCTGAAACGCTTGGTGCTTCGTTTAGTGCTTGAGCGTCAGCTTGCATTGCTTGTTGTTGGTTTTCCAATACTAATGCTGTAACAGCACGCTTGTATGGATCTTTAATAGCTTCTAATTCTGGATGTTCCAGAACTGGCTGCCATTTTTCTTGTAGTTGTTCTGTCAGATACATTTAATTCTCCTTATGAGTATCTTTATTTAATTACTTAATTAAAGTTTTGGAAATTGATTTTACATACTGTTCCATCATAGGATCAGCAGAAGTAGATTTCTTAACTTCTTCCTCGATTTGAACTTCATCGTCTAAAGCAGATTGATCTGCCACTTTAACATCTGCCTTGAAATAAGATTCTTTCAATGTAGATAGTTTGTCAGCAAATTCTTCTTCAGTAGTAAATTCTACACCCTCTGCGAGTGATTTCATTTTTTCTACTTGTGTCTGCGTCAGGCCTTCACACGCTGTGTAGATAGCCTCAGTTTTTTTATGTTCATTCAGTTCTTTTTTCAACTCGATAGCACTTGCGATTTGTTCGTTGAGTGCATCTTCCAGATCGGTAACTTTGTCTGTTAATTCTTCAACAACGTTTACCTTATCTTCTGGAATGTCGATATAGTGTTCTTCGAATAGACCTTTTAGACCAGTGATGAAATCTTCTACAATCTCAGCACGTAAGCCTTTGTTGATTGCAATTTCATTCTCTTTGATCCATTCTTCTACCATATAATTTAGGTAGTCGTCAATCTTAGATGCCAAATCTTCTTTAACTTCTTCAACAGCTTCTTCGAATTGTTGCATCATTAATTCTTGTGCTTCTTCGATAACTTCTTCTGCACGAGCAATAACCGCTGCTTCGAAAATTGTAGTTGCCTTAGAAACAAATTCTTCAGAAAGATTTTCACCAGAAAGAAGTGCGTCCATATCTTCTTTCATTTTTTCTTTCTTAATCATTTTCTTGATTAATTTCTTGTCTTGAGCTTCGTCCTCATGACCTTCTTCTTTTTCTTCTTCAACTAATTCACCATCTAGTTCTGTATCTTCGTACTGTTGTACGCCAACACCGTTCTTGTTTTTGGCCATAGTTTGTTTCATTGGCTTACCTTCTGGTTGCTCGATGTTGCCTGATTGACCTGGTTGGCCAGTAATCTTGCTACCTTTTTCTGAACCAACAGGAGGTGTTGCACCTGGAGGAGTTGCAGAAGGAGTACCTTTTGTGTAATCTGGATTCGAATCTGTTGTTTTAAGTGGATCGTGGCCTAAATCGACTTCTTTAGTGCCGTATGCAACGTCACCACTTAGTTTTGCTGGTTTATCTTGACCACCACGTTTAGCTCCAATATTGCTGCTGAAGGTACCTCTTGAATCTTCAGACAAAATTGCTTTAGCGGCGTCTGCTAGGTTTAGTTTTCCCATTTTAAAAATCTCCTTGATTTTGTATTGGATATTTATAATTAAAGTTTTTTGAGGAAGTTTTCAAAGATTTGTAGACTTACTGCTTCTATTTCTTGTCTTGATGCCTGACGAATTTGCTTGATAGCTTGTTCATGCTGCATCTCAGTCCACACACCATCTACTAACATCCATTCTTTGCCTTCCATAATTCCCTGAACAAATGCACCAGGGGCAGAAGGGTCAGCTACAATATCCGCCGCTGTGGCTAGATAAAAATCTCCTTGAACTACATTGACTCCATCAATGGTTTTTAAAGAACCCATACCACGTGAGGATACTCCTAGTTGAGCACCACCTTCGATAAGGTTTCTTGCAATATTACCCATTGGTGTTTCAAGAATTTTAGCTTTGCCTATCCAAACATTGCCTTCTTGGCGTAGACCCACATTTAAGTGAGATACACGGTCGAGGTTGATTGATGGTGTATCTGGATGTCCCAATTCACCAAAGGCACGGTTTTTATTAATATATTCTTCTGTATATCTATGTACTTCTTTACGCATTACATCTTCTTTGTATATGCGATTGTTTTTGTTCTTTGTTTCGGCAACTAGGAATGGACCCTCGATATAAAGGGTTTTCTTGCCATCTTTTTCTTCAGTTAGATAATTAACCGACTCAACTAATTCTTTGATGAGTTTCATAATCCCATTGCCTTTCTTCTTCTAAGAGACCTTTGTCTTTTCATTATAGATTGTCTCATTTTACTTCGGCGTTTAAATTTGGCCTTTCTTGCGGCCAACTTACGTGTTCTACGTTCTTGTGATGACATTCTAGTTAGTTGGCCACCACGCATCGTATACCCTTTTACTGCTGAAACTTTTTTTCTTCTTTGTACCTTACCACCACGAACTCGAACTTTAATTAACTTTAGTCTACCCATTTTCTGAGTATTAGCTTCATCAATCTCGAACATTTCATTTGCCAAATCTACTTTCAACTGGCCAAGTTTTTCATCAGCCAGTTGATCTAAACGATTAAATAATTGTTCTTTAAAAGATACAATATCACCGTTACGTAAACTTGTTAATAATGACATTATGGTTTTAATGCGTATGGACCATAGTTAAATGCTGCTGGATCAGTCAAACGACCTGCATCGTAGTATGCACCATTCTTATGTAATTCAATAGTAAGAGTATAAGCAGCATTAGCAGTTGTTCCTGATGTAAGTATCGTAACGTTACCTGTAGGACCTACTGCATTATTTGGAATAGATGGAAACTGATATTGTGGATTTGTATCAGTCGTACCAGCACCAAATGCGTATATTGTTGCAGATGAAGTTGTACCTTGCCATTTTAATTGTAGATGTCCAACTTCTCCATCTACTGAAGCTAAAATTCTAGAAATAGTAAAAGCAGAATTGGCCATACCAACTGGTGTAGTATTTCCAGTTTGATAGTATTGTCCGTTGGCATTTAAAGCACCAAACAGTTTTAAAGGTTCAATAATAACTGTTTCAGCTTCATTTGAATCTAAAATACCAACACGTTTGATAACGGTTCTTTTA